GTCAATTATTAAAAGCTCAATCCGAAGAAGGGAGTGATCAATGGGAAGTTGTAGAACTGCCTGCGATATTACCTGATGGCAACCCTGTGTGGCCAGAATTTTGGACATCGGAAGAATTACTTAAAACTAAAGCATCAATTCCTGTTTCAAACTGGTTGGCTCAATATATGCAGAACCCGACTGCTGAGGAAGGAGCAATATTAAAAAGAGAATGGTGGCGTGATTGGAAGGCTAAGTATCCACCACCTTTAGATTATATTATACAAAGTTATGATACAGCATTTACTAAAAAAGCATCTGCTGACTTTAGTGCTATAACCACGTGGGGTGTCTTTACGACCGAGGATTCAGGACAGAATATTATACTCCTAAATGCATTTAAAGACCGTTATGACTTTCCAGAACTCCGGCGAGTAGCCCTGGAAGAGTATCGAGACTGGAATCCTGACATGGTAATCGTTGAAGCCAAAGCTTCTGGACTACCTCTGACACATGAATTGAGACAGATGGATATCCCAGTAATTAACTTTACTCCTAGCCGAGGAAATGATAAACATACAAGATTAAACTCCGTAGCCCCTCTCTTCGAGAGTGGTAAAATTTGGGCCCCTATGCATGAACACTTTGCACAGGAAGTTATTGAAGAATGTGCTTCTTTCCCATTTGGAGAATATGATGACTATGTCGATAGTACGACACAAGCCATTATGAGAATTAGACAGGGTGGTTTGGTTCGACATCCTGAAGATTATCAAGATGAACCTATTGTACGAGGAGAAGTAAAGTATTATGGTTAAACAAATATTACCAAAAGCTGGAGAAGCAATATTAGCATTATTTAATAAGTTAGGTGGGAATATGAACAATGTCCTCGGTTCCCGATCCAACATTACTTTTTTAGGAAAGGGTAAAAATCCTGAAGGGTTCATCGACGCTGACATCAATACCGAAGCAATCGGTTTTTTAGGTAAAAATAAAATCTTAGAAGAACTAGAAAGTTCTATCGGCTATCTAACAGCTGGCAAGCTTAACGATGTTCAGGCCAATAAGTTATTAGAGAACATGCAAAAGGTTGATGAAGTATTCAGTCCGAAACAAGTCGCAAACATCACGGACCTGGCAACAGGGACCAGGAACCTGGATCAAGAAGGTTTAGGTTCGTTAAGAGAAACAGAAAAAATAAAAAGATTTGAAGCAGGTCAAAAAACAGGTAACCCTGCAATGAAAGAAGTCATGCAAGAGGATATTAGAGCATTGCAAGATGATCTACCACCTCCAGGCTCAGGTGTCATAGAGGATATTCCACTTGAACAAGGCTTTGCAGGATTTGAAAAAACAATTAGATCTTTAGCAAAACAAGACCCTGAACTCGCTGCACAATACAGAACAGTAATGAGTAACAAAGGTGATGTACCCGTTAAACGTGCAAGTGCCAGAGAATTTTTAGTAGAAGCATTAAAAAAAGAAAATCCTAATGATACTACATTCGCAGACATAGTTTCTGAAGTTGATGTTAAATATATTACAGAAGGTGGCGGTGGAATTTCTGGAGACCCTATAGCATTAGTTAATAAATATTTTGGTCCAAGGATTGCAGAAGCATTACCATCAGGAGCAAGTTCAGAGGAGATTGCAATCTTCACGCAAAGAGTTTTAAACAATGTCGTAGATGCAAATGGCTTACGTCCAGGTGATCCAAGGTTCGATAGATTGACTGCAACGTTTATTGACAACACTCAAAACTTTGCAAAAGGCGGACTAGCTAAGATCCTGGAGGTCTAATGGCTCAACCAACCTTTAAAAAAATAGAAGGCGAACCTTATTTATACGAGGCTACATATCCAAGCGGCACTAAAAAATATGCTATCAGAGCATCAAGAACAGGAGCTCCAGGAAAGAAACAATACTTTCCTTTTACATCTACAGGATTAAAAACAGCAAAAAGAGAAAGAGATGAGTGGGTTAAAACATCAGATAAAATTATTCAAGATAAAATAAAAAAACAAGGAGCCCTTGATCCTGCTGTTAAAAAAGTTGCAAACCCACCTGATCCAAAAAAACCTTGGAGATATAAAAAATCTGGAAGTACAAGAGGGGATGGTAAAGCAAAAGCAAGTATAGAATATTTTGCTTCAGAAAAAGAAGCACTAGCTGCACAGGCTGATGCAAAAAAAGCAAAATACGATGCTAACACTAAAATTCCAAAAGGTGATTTACAAAAAATTAAAAATAAAATTATAGCTGGTGATACATTAGAAGAAATAGCAGAAACATATAAATCCAGCACAAGACCTATTGCAAAACTTTTAAGAGATAACAATACAAGTTATAGTGCACTCACTCCTAATATTTCATATTTAGAAGATGCAGAATCTTTAAAATATGTAAAAGAAAATTATGGAAAACTAAAAGGTGAAACGATGGGTAAAAAACTTTATCCTGATTTACCGGCATCAACTCAAGAGTCGAGAGTTCGTAAACTAGTTTCTAAATTAATCAATGAAAAAACCATAAAAGCAATTCCCGCTGCATTAATTGAAGAATACAGAGAAGAAAAAGGTTTTAACCCAGAAGAGTCTGCAAAAAAAGTTCAAGAGATTAGGAAGAAAAAAATTAAAAAATTTAGTGTTCCTGCTTTTGAAAGAGCCATGGAAGGTAGTACAACATCTCAATTATCACACATGGACGATTTAGGAAGTCAGATAGTTAAGTTTGAAACACTTGGTTATTCTCCACAAAGAATAAACCAAGAGATATTAAAAAATGTAGATCCTTATTTAAACCAGCTTTACAAAGAAAGAGACAAGCTTTTTAAAAATAAATCAAAAGGATATGTAAATAAAATAAACAAGATTAATGATAAAGGGGCGGCTGTTGCTTATGCAACTAAAGGTTATAAAAGTTTTAAAGTAGAAGAACCTATCACAAGAAACACGTATAGATTAGGATTAGATCCTTCAAAAACAGTCGACCCTTTTGGTCTTTTTGAAGGTAAAAGTATACAGGAGGTATCACCAAAAAATTTTAGAGGTAATATAAAAGCAATAGATAAAATAATACCTGACCCTATTGATAGATATTTTTTTATAGAAAATGCTAAAGCCGTTCAAGAGGCTCAGGCTAATATTCCAAAAAGTGAAATAACTAAAGTATCACAAAATTTAAAACAACTAGATTTTGATACAGACCCTTACAAACTTTTTTCTGATATAAGAGAAGATGCAGCAGCAAATGGACCTATATGTAAAATTGTTAGAACTAAAAAAGCAAATGGTGGAACAATAAGTTGTGTTGATGCTGTTGAAGAAGCAATACAAAAGCAACCAGAAAAATTAGCACAAGACGCAAGTAGGTTAGACAAATTTAAAAACTCAGCAACAAAATTTTTACAAAGTCCTTTGACAAGAGGGGCTGGTAAGTTTGGTGCACTAGCTGCAGTTGGTGCAGCAGCAACTGGTGCTGTTAAAACATTTATGAATGATGATCCAACAACTTATTTATCAAACGAAGAACAACAAAAAAATTTATTAATAGATATGGTGACAGGATCGTTAGATGATACACCACAAGAAAGACCAGCAATATTAGATTATCAGTTACCTGTTATTGGAGCTGGTGCTGTAGCAGGAACTGCAGCAGTCGCACCATCAACTATTGAGGCTGCGAGAAGTGGAGCGTTAGGTGCAAAAAAATCTGGAATTACAAAGACTGCATTAAAAACTTTAGGAAGAGGTTTAAGTGCTTTAGGTACACCGGCTGCATTACTTGCAACTGAACCTTTATTTATTGCAGGTCAAGTACAACAAGGTGATTCATTGACTGACATTGCAACTAATCCAATGAATTATTTGGGGGCTGCATTTGCAGGTCCTGCAACTGAATTTGCTACCAAAGGATTAAGTCCTACAATTGCAAAAACTATGAGACTTGGAATTAGTCCAAGTGTGTTGAAAACTGTATCAAGAAGATTTGGTTTACCAGGTCTTGCGTTATCTGCTGGTATTAGTGGATACGAAATGTTTGATGACTACAGAAACAAAAGAGGTATGTTCCGTGAAGAATAAAACTCTTGTTGTAAATATGCAACACGTCAAATGGAAGGAAATCCCACCTTTAAAAGGACCTGACTCACAAGGGTTGAATGTTCAAACAAAACAAGCTACAAACATAAGGAACTCGGAGAATATAAATGGCAGATATAGACAAAGCCCTACCAAACGTAGAGACTGAAATTAAAATACCTGGAGAAGACGAAATTGTTGAAGCTCAACAAGAAAATATTAAAGAACAAGTTGGACCAGATGATATTCAAATAACTCAAGACGAAGATGGTGGAGCAACAATTAATTTTGATCCAGAAGCAGTTAATGCAGGTGGAGGCGAATCTCATTTTGATAATTTAGCAGAACTTTTACCAGAAGATGTTTTAGGTAAATTAGGTTCTGAACTTGCAGAAAATTATAATCAATATAAATCTTCAAGAAAAGATTGGGAAGATAGTTACACAAAAGGTTTAGATCTTTTAGGATTTAAATATGAAAACCCAACTCAACCTTTTCAAGGAGCAAGTGGTGCAACGCATCCTGTTCTTGCAGAAGCAGTAACACAATTTCAAGCACAAGCTTACAAAGAATTATTACCGGCTAATGGTCCAGTACATACTAGAATAGTTGGACTAGCAGATAGAGCTAGAGAAGATCAATCAAACAGAGTTAAAGAATTCATGAACTATCAACTCATGGATGTGATGAAGGAGTATGAACCCGAGTTCGATCAAATGCTTTTTTATCTCCCTCTTGCCGGCTCTGCGTTCAAGAAAGTTTATTACGATGAACTACTTGGCAGAGCCGTGTCTAAATTTGTACCGGCTGATGATTTAGTTGTTCCATACACTGCAACTTCTTTAGAAGATGCAGAGTCTGTTATTCACATGATTAAAATGTCTGAAAACGAAGTTAGAAAAAAACAAGTATCAGGTTTTTACAAAGACATAGAACTAACACCAGGTTACAATGAAGAAACAGAAGTACAGAAAAAAGAACGAGAACTAGAAGGTGTTACAAAAGGAAAAGACGAAGACATCTTTACTATTTTAGAAATACACACTGATTTAGATTTAGATGGTTTTGAAGATAAAGACTCAGCAGGAGAACCAACAGGAATTAAACTTCCATACATTGTAACTCTTGAAATGGGTAGTAGAGAAATATTATCAATTAGAAGAAACTTTCAAGCTGAAGATCCGACAAAATCTAAAATAGATTATTTTGTTCATTTTAAATTTTTACCGGGTATGGGTTTTTACGGTTTTGGTTTAATTCATATGATCGGTGGTTTGTCTAGAACGGCAACTACTGCACTAAGACAACTACTAGACGCAGGTACACTAAGTAATTTACCTGCAGGATTTAAACAACGAGGAATAAGAGTAAGAGACGAAGCGCAGGCAATCCAACCTGGAGAATTCAGAGATGTAGATGCACCTGGAGGAAGTATCAAAGATGCATTTATGCCATTACCATTTAAAGAACCATCACCAACTTTATTACAGTTGATGGGTATTGTGGTATCGGCAGGG